CTTTAGTTTATCGCCTAACCACTTGGCAAACTTTGATGTATTCTCGTTAAACCTAAATTCAGCTGGTAATCTTTCTAGGGCCATTCCTTCAAGTGATCTAACTTTGGGATAACTCTTAACTCCAAAGGCTGTTTCAATTCCCGGTTTAAATACTTGTGGTAGCCATGCTAAAAAGGCTTTAGTTGGTTCTAAGGGATTAAACTGATCCGGTAGGATAGCTGTGGCCGCTGCTAAGTATTCTTTGGGTTTATAAGACGTACCCATTAATGTATCAGCAATTATCATATTCAGGACCGCTCCAAAAGCGGAAAAGGTTTGGCTCATCTTAATTCTAAATAGTTTCTTACCACCCGGCATTGGTAGATGTAAGAAATTAGTTAAATCCTCTGCCTCTAAATCTCGGTACTGTTCTTTTTGCTCATCATCAGCATCTAGCATGGCAAGCATTGAAGCAAGGTAAGCCGCTGTAATCACCGTAACCATTCCTAAAGTTCTCTTCCGACCACTTTCAGTATTGTAAGTTCTAATTGATTGATCTAGGACCTGTAGTGTAGCGTTAAAGAATGGTAAACCTCTAATGAATGTTTTACCGCCTCTACCACCCCACTTACCGACATGATGGAAAGGTGCAGTTACCCTTCCAGCATCTTCCAAGGCAACAATGGCTGGTTTACCGGCTTTCCTCGCTGCAATATATTCAGCGGCTCTGGATACCAACTCACTATACTTTGATGGTGTAGCCGCAATATCTACTCCTTTATCTAGTAACTCAATCGCTTTTTCTATTCCTTTCTTCTCGCCATTAATTCTATTAAATAAAGCATCTGGTGATAGTTTCTGCCATCCGGTGAATGTCTGTCTCTCTCCGCCCATGACTAAATATTCCTGTAGATATTCAGCATCCTTTCCGCCTTTTTTAGTTACTACTAATTTAAGTTTTGATAGTGAAGAGTAAAACGCTTTATATTTATTATTGCTATTCACTTGAGCTGTAATTTGATCCACTACAAAGTTAGTCGCTGCAAATTGTGGATATAACCCGGTAGTACCAGCGGTAAACATTCTGGATAGACCTAAATAAAGTTTCTCAAATACTTCTACATTTTTATAAGTAAGGACATCATCAACAATAGACTTCACTTGTTTATCCACTAGGATAGGTACTCTTTTACCATTCTCATCTCTGGCCATAATTATATTCGGATCTCTTTCTTGTGGGTAAAGTATTGCTCCGGTATTCTTATCCTTGGCTACTTTTAATTGAAGTTTCTGGAATGTAGTCGGTAGAGCAGCTGATACACCAATAGCACCAATCTTGTTGTAAACCACCTGTTTTAATACTTTTCTCATTACTTCTGAATGACTAGCCATACCGTTATAAAGCGGATTAATGATAGTCCTTTCAGATCCTTTGCGACCAATAAGTGAAGATACTTTTGTTTTACCAACTGTTATCGGACCAATAGCTCCATCAAAGTCTCCCACGATCTCGTCATAAAACTCCCTCTTAAATGATGCGTACCCTTGCTGGCTTGATAATTTCTCATATTGGCTGGCACTCACCAGTCCTACTTCTCTCATCATTTCTAGGTCCTCTCTTACAAGCATGTCATATAGTTTTTCTTCTTGAGCAAACCTTTCTTTATTCTCACTATAAGCAGTATCTATTTCGTCTCTACTAAATCCATCATTCTTTAAAATCTTACTTAATTTTACATAAGCATCTTTGGCTTGCAAAAATTCATCAACAAAAGTCTGGCCATCATCATTGACTACATCATAAGGATTCTCGCCTTTTTCTTTCATTTCATTAAGCTGTTCTGTTAGTTGATCTAGTCTTTCTTTGGCTGTATCTAATTCTAAATAAGCAAAATGTTCTCTTCTGGCAACTAGGTAATATCCAAAATCATGGCTATTCTTTCTTTTGACGGTTAAATCCACTAAAGTTTTCCAATTCTCTTTACTGGTTTTTTTAATATCACCATCTTTAAGTCGGTAGTAACCTCTATTGGTAGCAATATTGTTATTAATGATTCCGGAAACAGCGTTGTAAGCTCTTACCCAAATAGATGGATCATCAACCGTACCTACTTTACCAACCTTTTTAGCCAACACCTCTATCGGATAAATAGCATCTACTAATTGTGTTCTCACCTGATCCCAGAAACTCAAAAAACTTTTCTTATCTACATTAGCTTTTTCATTGGCTACCTTTGAGCCTATCTTATCTAGTGAAGATAAACCTTGGTATTCTACAATAATTTCATTCAAGTCGGTAAGAATATCACTCATAATCGGTTGATAGTATTTACCACCCGGTTTTAAAAACTGTTGGACCAATTTAGGATACTCACTAGTAATTCTATTCGGAGCTTCACTATATTTCTGTAATAAAGTAGCAAACCCTTCAAGTGTTCTCATTCTCAATGAATGAGTTTTCTTACCACCCGGATAATATTGCATGTAAAGATTGGTAATTTCTTTTCTTAACCCTGATGTTTCAGTTGAATAAATAGGTCTACCATTCTTACTAAAGCCTTTTATTTCCATTAACTTATCGGAGATATGGTATTGGAAATCTAAAAAGTGAGTAATTTCATGGGTAGCAACTGACAGATTATTAATAGCATTCACCCTGATGTTCTTAGTATCACCGTAATAAACACCCAATGCTTTTCTAGGTGTATATCTTTCACCTATAGTCTCGGCATATTTTCTAACCAACCCAATTACTTTTTCTCTCATCTTAAATTCTTTAGTACCCTTCTTTGGTACATCACGTTTCTCAAAGTTATCAATCACTTCTGAACCAGTTGATGCGTACCCCGGACCAGCTGGTGCATTTGGAGTTAGTTTGTCGCTTATCTCAAAAACCTGTTCTTCTAGTTTATCTACTATCTGTTCTACTTCAGGATTGTTTCTGGCCACTTGGAAAAAAGCATAATCTCTCTTCCAGTTTCCAGTATCAATATCAGTTACTTTATACATCTGTCTTTTCATTTCTGCCCGGACCGCTTTTAATTGATTATTGTAAGTAGGATCATCTGCCTTCTGATTAAGGTCATGCATGAAGTTATCAATATCAGTAACTACTTCCTGTTGTGGTTTACTAGAATTGACGATATTGCTTACCATTGTTTGCAGTTCTTTCTTGTACTTCATAGATAGAGGTTTGGATTTTACTTTCTTCTTACTCACTTCTTTTAATTCCATTATCTTATTCAGTTTCCTTGCCTTCTCTAATTCCCTCTCGGCTTGTTTAACAGTTAAAACTTTAGTTTTCTTACCCTTTTTCTTTGCTGTCTTTATAGTGAAATTTACTTTATTCCAAACTTCTTCCCATGTACCCGGCAATGTTTTATCTCTAATTTCACCTTCATAATCATTAGCAATACCAACATTAGCTACAATAGTTTTTTGACCATTTGCTATAGCTTGAGCAAGTCTATGATTACCATCAACTAAAACAAACTGACCAAGTTCTTCTGCTTGTTTTGGATCAAAATTGTAAGCAATTTCTACTGGTTTTGTTATTTTTCTTCCAGCATCTAATTTTACTGAATAAGCATTGGTAGGTTCTGCACCTGTTATCTTTGAAATTGGTACTTCCATTTTTAACACATCATAATCTCCCCAAGTTGATTTGCTAAGTTTATTTTTTAATTCTTCTAGTGTTAAATATTTCTTTACTTCATTCATTAAATCTCCTCCTGTCTTTATAGGTTCAACTTTCTTTTCCTCAAATTTCCTCATACTTGTTTCAATCTTTGGTGCTTTACCTTTGATTCTCATCTCTACTTCCGGAGTTATCTTAATTGATTGTTGGCCTTCAGATTTTTTTGGAGATATATCAAAAGATTCTTTGCCAATTAAATCATTTAAGGTTGATTCATTTGCTAATTCTATAAAACTTTTATAACTAACTTTATTGTCTGTCTTTTCAAGGTACTTATTTATTTTACTTGCAGAGATTGCCTTAAACTTACCATCAGCCATTACATCAGTAATAATATAGTTGTTTTCTCCTTTAGCTAATATTTCTACTCCTACTTTAAGTGTTTCTGGTGTTAGAGGTCCTACAACTGCATTATCTTCATTTAATAAATCAAATCTAGGCGATTCACTACTTATAGGTAAACCCATATCAATTATTTCTACCTTCTCACCAGTTAAGTCTTCTACAATGTTTTTTACCTGTTTGTCATATAAAGTATTAGCCCATTCTCCACCAAACTTTAACCCTTCGCCTGATAATCTTCCTTGACCATCAGCCATTATCTTATCAGCCAATCCTTTACCTATAATTTCGTCTAACTTTTTACCCTTCCATTCACTGACTGAACTACTTTGGACCACTCCACTTTCATCAATAGACACCGTTATGTTACTACCACCAGTCTTTGGTGTTATAAAAATTCTTTTATCTGGTAAATTTTCACCCTCTGATATATCAGATTTTTCCCAATTAATGTTTTCTATTTGTGTTGATAGGTTATATCTAGCAGTTGTTTGCTCTCCGTTGATCCAAGCAAAGTATTTAGCCTTAACTTTAATAGCTTCCTGTAAAGCTCTTTTAAGAGTTATTTCCTGCCAATTTTTAAGTAGGGGATTAAATGGTACTCCGGGTTTATAATCTCCCATTAATCTTTCTTCTCCTATTGCCTTACCTACTGCTACATCTACAGTACCACCATAGGCTAACCCTTCCCCTAATTTGTTTTCAACTCTGTTTCCATCGGCATCTAGTACATAATTAGTATCACCAGTTTCTACACTCCATCCTTCTGGTAATAAACTCTTAACATCTTTTGGTTTCTGCCAAGTCTCAAATCCCTTATCTCTTCCTTCTCTGGCCCAATCACTCTGTAACTCTTCCATAAAGAGGACCTTGTCTTTCTCGTACTCTCTTTCATTGATCCGAAGATGAGATATTACATTTGGCTCTTCCCAATGAGATGATTTAAATTCATCACCTTCTGTATCTTTTGCTTTAATTAATATTTCTCTATAGTTCTCTCCACCGGGTAGAGTATATTGATAGTATTTTGTCGGTGTTGCCTCTTTAACATTTTCTATTAAACTTTGAATTTCTGGTGGTAGATCTTCATACTCATATTCTTTCCCATCTTTAGTTATGGTTATATCATCATCCATATCCTGTTCAATTTCATATCCTAGCTTTTTTAACTCCTCATTAGTTCCTTCAGTACCTCTTATAGTTTCCTCTACTGTTTCTAGTTCCGGTGCAAATGGTTTACCTTCAGCTACTTTAGATTGACCTTTAATATTCTGAAATTGATTTTTACTTACAATGTAAGTCTCTCCATCTTGGAGTAATATCTTGTTACCTGTCAATTCATAGGGAGTTAGTTTCTCACCCTCTTCAATCTCTATCTTATTCCCGGATATATCTTTAGCGGTAACATCTCTTTTAAGCTGGATGTTTGGGTAAGTTTTCATAATATCATCAGCTGTCATTCCCTTAGTACCCCGAAGTACCTCTTTTTCTTCTTCTAAAGTATATGGTGCATAAATAAACTCATCCTTCTTACCTTCACTAAATACCAGATCCTTTATCTTAGCGGTTGTCTCATATAATTCAGCTCCAACTCTTTGGTTTAAATAATTAGTCGCATTTAATTTACTTACAGTTACATGATCACCAATATCAATCTCTTTACTGCCTACTCTATAAACCGTTACTTCTGTTTCCGATGTAATTCCTGTCTTATTATATTTCTGATTATATAACTGAAATTGTTTTAGTAATTTATCATTAGCAATTCTTTGGTCCTCTCTTAGTCCGGCTAAAGTATCTTTAACAACCTGCTCTGTATTTTTTTCACTCAATTTTCTATTAAGATCCTGAATCGGTGTTTGTTCCTGTTTTCCCACCTCTTCTGATACCACCCCTTCCTTTTTCGTTGTTTCTAGGGCCTCTGGTGAAGTCATTATTTCTTCTTCCCCTACTTTAGGCTGTTTTTCAGGTTCTTTTTCTTCTATTACGGCTGTTTTCGGTTCAACAACCTTTTCACCCAAACCAATACCAATAGGATTCCCCTCCGGAGTATTCACCACTATCTCACCACTCAATCCGGATGTATCAACTACTACTTCCCGGCCTTCACTCTTTGCCTTCTCCGACATTTCAATCAAAGCATCACCCGCTTCTGTATCAGAAAGATTACTTATTTCTACTGTTTCTTGGGTTGCATCCGGAGTTATCCGGATTATTCTACTAGCACCGGTTGTTACTGCTGCGATACCACCACCGGCAACACCACCTACCGCTGCTGTTACTAAAATCTGTCCTGAAGTAAAATAGTTTTTAGCACTATCTATTACTGCACCCCTTTCCTGATCACTTTTAGCTAACCGATAATCATTACCAAACTTTAATAAATCTTGAGCTACTTCAGTACCACCCTCTACTACAAAGGCTTCTTTAACAATTTTAATCAATGCTTTGGCTGGTACTTTAAATAACTTCTCCATCATTCCACCCAATATCCGATCACCAATTACATCAATAGCTACATTAGTAGGGGTAGCGTAACCCTTTTCTTCTATCTCACTACCAGCTGAAACTGCTGCCCAATAAGAAGTAGATAATGGTTTACCTACAATAGGCACAAATGCAAGAGCAACACCTAAAGCTGTTTGTGGACCTGTATCTAATAATCCGGTTAAAAACTGTTCTGGTAAAGTATCATCTTTTTCTTGTTGGCTTTTTCTCATTACTTCATAAGCCTGCTTAAATGTTACTTCCGGATCAGCTGCTTTAATTGTCGCCACAATTCCTGTACCGGATGTTCTTTTAGCTATTTCAGTTAAAATAGGCTTACTTCTTTCATTTATAGTTTTAAGTTTTTGGATACTTGCTAGTGTAAATTCATCTGTTTTAACTTGAGCTTCCGGTGTAAGTTGTGCCGATACAGTTTTCTCTCTGGTTATAAAATCATCAATGATATTATTCTGAGCTACTTGTAGAGGCTGGGCTGTCTCCGGTGTTGTTGTCGGTACTTCCAATGGTTTTAATTGTTGTAGTCTCTCGTCTTTTTTTTTACCTGATAGCTCACCAAAGAAATTACTAGCGGCTGTTTTTACTTTGTTGAAAAATGATGGTTTCTCTTGTTCTTTAGTTTTAAGTTCCTCTCTGGCTCTCTGACTAGGAGTTAAATTAGCTTGTTGTCGTTGTGTCTGATAAGTATCGTAAGACAAACTAGAGCTGGTAGGCTGGACCGTACCTCTTTTTTTCTTCTCATCTAAATAATCTTGATATGATAATGGCATTGTTTTTACTCATTAGCTAATAACCATAGGGCGTAATCCGGATCTGTATCAATTCTTTTAATGTCCGCATCACTTAATCCCTCTCTAATGGCTATTTGTTTAGCATTGTTTATATCAGTTGCTGTAAGTTTAGTAGTTGAAGTATTTGAAGTAGCCGAAGTGATATTATATTTTTCATATATTCCCTGATCTATTCCAGCTTTAGATGGACCATAGGGGGATAATTCATTATATTCTGCATAAACTAGATTTGGAGAAAGATTATTATACTTTTTAAGTAATTGTTCTAAAGTCATTCTACTAGCTATGTCTTTATCTAAGGCTGATTTTTGAGCTGCTGTCATACCACTAGCTGCACCTGTACCAGTACTTTTAGGTGCAATACCAGTACTGATTAATCCAATACTTCCATCAGCATTCATAATCATGGCTTGACTATTATCGCTGCTGAATCCTAAAATCTTATCCTTGGCTGAAATCTGCATCTTAGAGATTGTGCCTACTGGCATACCTGATTGAATCTCTAGTTTCTGGATATTAAGTTTTTCATCCGGTGATAAATTACCATAACTCATATTCCCCGATAGTATGGCATTAGTTACAGTTGTTAAATTCGCTCTGGCATTATCAATGCTATTCTGTTTCATGGTTTCATTGATAGTGATAGCATCGGTGGCATACTTCCATGCTTCCTGTCTGAATCCTGATAGTAAGTTCTGGACCTGTACATTCTGGGCAAACTCATTCTCATAAGCATTTACCGCATCCTGATAATCCATACCAGCATAATTAATGTAAGTATTTATAGCGTTATATTTTGTGGTAAGTTCGTCTACTAATGTTGCTTTCCTAACATTGAGATAATCTAGTTTTGTTTGGGCCTGTCTTTGTTCTTCGGTAATTCTTCCCGCCATGACATTAAGAGCTACCGGTTTACCTTCTTCTGCCCCCGTAAGTTCTCTTAGATTGGCTAACAGGGTTCTCTCTTCTGTTTTAAGTGTATTTAATTCTGATTCAAGTTCAGTTACTCCTAAAGCTGTTTTCTGTTGATCTAATAAAGTGGTTCGGCTTAGTACTTCTGGTTTCGGTGTTGTTGGAGTAAGTTGTGATTTTAATTCATCTGCTGTCGGAATATTAAGTTCCGGTACAGTAATTTGTTGATAGGACTGATTCTGGTATGAATCAAGGTACGGAGACAACTGATCAGCTGATGTTGGAGCAGTTAAGCCTTTTGCTTTAGCATCTGCGGCAGCCTCTGTTTCACCCCAAGCTGTGTATGATTCTGTACCATATAATGAGATTGACTGATCTTTAGATAGTGCCATATATAATTATAACCTTTATGTAGCTATTTTGTCTTTAAATATAATAACTCTGAAACTAATAGTAAGAGAACCGGATGTATCAATAGTTAGTTCTGGGTAAGTATCAGTATCATCTCCAATATAAGCATCAGAAGCAGACCCATCTTCGGTAAAAATAAAACCCATAGCATTTCCGCTTGACCAACCAGCTCTGGTTGTTATCTCATTTACTTGATCTAAAACATCAGTACCAAAATTCCACCAACTACCAACCTTTGCCTGATTTCTTGCATCATAAGCACTTGTCTTAGCGTAATTCCAATCAAATCCTGTTCCAACATTATCTTCATCAATTCCATATATTTTATATTTTGTATCACTATTTGTCGGTCCAGAAAAAACATGTTTTATTTCCAAATTAGCCAAAGTAAAAGAACCATTTTTAGGAACTGGTACACTTGCTAACCTTATTGCTGATGATTTACCCGAACCACTTACATTACCAACTATTAATCCAGCGCTACCAGTCCACAATTCTTCTCTTATTCCGGCATTATCACCAGTAACAATAGTTCTATTAAAAGGAGTAGCATAGGTATAACCAACCGTAATACCGGTGGTAGTTGCATAAGCCCAAGGATAATAATCAAAATCTACACCATAGGGAATATCCGGTAACAATCTCTCTACTGATTCATCGGACCGTTTGTAATAAACTAAAAAAGCAGGTACATATCCTAAAGCATGAGAAACAGTAGCTGATTTCTCGGTATCACCAGCAGAAAAAGAAACAGATGTAGTTGAAGATGAATGGAGTTTAAACATAGAAAAGGTATTCATATCCACACTTAAATCCCTTAGATCAGTAGAATGAACTGATTTTCCCGGCTTAGCTATTTTTATTCCATAGGTCATAATCCATCATCTCCAAAAATAAAATAAAAATACTTTACTGTTTTAGTAGCACCGGTGGTGTTATAAATTTTAAATTTAAAATAAGTTGTATCTGAATATGTTTCAGCGGAGTTAGGACCAACATAGGCATAACCAGAAGGAAAGCCATCAGCTTTACTTGGTAAACAAACTCCACAATAATAATGACCGGTGGCCAATTCAGTAAATAACCAACACATAGGTGCAAAACCCAAATTATGAGTTATGGTAACTGTTGTTGAAGAACCAGCCCCAACACTCACACTAGATCCAACTGCCGGTTCATCATAAATCTTTATGGTTTCATACTCAGAATTAAAAATAAAATCATCCGGATTAGTACTAGTTACACTCTTTCCGGTCTTAGCTACTTTAATACCGTAAGTCATATTGCTTGGTGATAAAGAATATAATATCTAATATCAGATTCGGCTCTAACATAGGTAGAATCAACACTACTGCCTGTTGTTTGAATCTGTCCGACAATACCAGCTTTAGTAGAGGAAAACTTGACCATAGATAAAACAATCGGAACATAACCCAAACCATGAGCATAGGTCTGTCCATCAGTAAGAGTACCGGAATGTTTTACTTTCAATGTTTCCAAATCTTCCCTCATTACAAAATCATTCGGGTCTGTTGAATAAACACTCTTCCCCGGCTTAGCTATTCTGAAAACATTTGTCATTAAGTTGGATACAAACCAATAAGAATAATATCGTTTGTTCCATCATTAATAACAATACTTCCCGATAATTGCTGTTCTTCTCCCGCTTTAGAAAGGTAAGCACTTAAATTAAGAGTACTTGCCACCACATTTCCACTCATATCTACACTAAATGGCGCATCTTCAAAAGCATTAGCCCCTAACCAGATACCCGATTCATCCGCTTTAAATGCTTTAGCCCCACTACCAATCTTAAGAGAAGCCACATTATCTAATAAATCCTGACCATAAAAATCAGTCGTTGATTGTATTGCTTTATCCGGAATGTCATTAAATACGCTATCTGCCATTATTTTAGTAATACTGCCCCGCTTTCAATACTTGGACCGGTATTAGCCGAAGTAGTAAAAGTAGCTTTAACTGATAAAACAGAAGCCTCTACTCCTTCCTCAGATGAGATAGTATTTCTTTGACTATCTTTAACCGCTGTCATATTGACATATCCAGCGTAATTCTTATCGTAAGCTAGAGTAATATTACAACTAGTCGGTATTTGGTAATAATTTAAGACATAATTTTCCATAGTAGATAGTTCCTCTCGGTTAACATTCATGATTCTAGTTTCAAAGTAAGCCCCATCTAATTTGTTGTCATAATCTAATTTATCTACTCCGTAAACATAAGTGTCCGGATCACCATCTACTGTTCTCTTCCATGCCACATAAACATTAAATCCTGACACCGCTAGCCCCCCTATTTCAATCGCTGTCGTTACCAAGGCTGTTCCATCCCTCTCTGATATTGGATATGGGAAATCAAGGATAAAGGGGTATTTTCTATCGTGTCTAGCTAATCGGTAAACTCCTAAATCACAAGGGTTACCTGTGCCATTACTCATACCAAATAAGAGTTGACCGTTTAAGTTACCACTAGATGATGGATAAACATATCCATACTTAGTCGGGGTATATTCTCCGGGAATAGTTTTATAGAGTTCAGTTGTAGATCCGTCATAGGTATATAAATTACCAGCTAAACCAGCTTGAAGTAAAACGAAATTATCAGCCGGTATAAAAGCATTGATACCGGTTTCCGGAATAGTATCAGAAGTCGTGAAGGATACTGAGTAAGTGTTCCACCTGATTAGTTCTGTTTGAGTTATGGTATTAGCTACCCAAGTACCCACCAATAAATCTACTCCAATCTTACCTAAACTCTTTACTCTCAGCGGTGTTTTAATATCTAAAGCATTAGCGGTAAAGACACCAGCATCTACTTGTGCCACTAAATTACCATCACCGATATAAAGGACCAAGTTAAGTTCCAACATGGGATGGAATAAAGAATCTGTTTTAGTGAAGGTGGCCCAATTCAAAGCCGCATTACTGGTCCATTCAGCCGCAGTATCATTACCGGTAGCCGCAATTCTGTGTAGTCTTGATTCGGTAGCCCAATAAATATAGCCTTGATATTCAATCGCCCCCAAACAACCAACTCCACCAGCCGCCGCAGTAGTCGTGAATATCAATTCAAAAGCATTAGTACTTGGTGTTTGTTGCCAAATCTTTCCGGTAGTAGAAGAAAACCAATAAATCATTCCATTGGATGACACCACCCTTTCTTTACAAAATTCAGTTACAGTCGTACTAGATATTTTAGTTAGTTTTTGGCCTACTTTCAAAAGACCGGGGGTAGTGTGTGGATCTAAACCAGTTAGTTTATAGTAAGAATCAGCTACTCCGGACCATCTACTATCTGCTAAACCACCTCTATTAAAATTGTTTAAAAGTACTTTATTACTATTTGCCATAATTAATTATACCTTTTAATAAGGTTTACTTGTCCTTGTCCAAATACCAGTTGGCTTACTTGTTTTGGTATAAGTAGCAGTTGGTTTAGCTATTTTTAAGAAAGTTGCCACCGTCTTAACTACCTTGGTCCATGGATTCACCAACAATCCATTGATATAACGCCGGATAACATCAGATACACTAAAGCTGGCTGACAATATCTTTCCGGCTAACTTGGTCATATTATCATCCAACACAATCAAAGCATCTGTTAAGGTTCTTCTAAATACTCCATAAGCAGTAAGTACCGATTCTACAATCAGGGTATCCGTCAATGTTCTGGCAAACTGACCAATTATATTAAACAATTCAGATAAAGAAAGACTTTCCACAAAAACCTTTCCGGCTTGTCTGATAAAAGAATCAGTTACTATGTAAGCATCCAGTAGTGATCTGTTTAAGGACCGGAGAAGAGTACTTGTTGAGATTAAGACACTTGATAATAGTTTAGAAACATTGCGGATTAGATTATCAGTAACGATAATCGTATCAGTTAATATCTCTGAGAAAAAGCTACCACCAGCGGTAACACCGCCATAAGTAGTACCACCGTAAGTATATCCGCCATACATATTTTATTTCTCATCTTTCATAATTAGTAAATTATTTTGAGTAGGCATAGTTAGAGTTCGGCACTCACTCCGATATTTGAGGTGGTGGAGTTTTTAGTAAATAGATTTGTAGCATGACCAGCAGTCAAACCTGAACCAGCTGTAGCAGTAACCAGAATCCCGCTGTCGTATTTTTGGTTGTCGGCTAATGTGACATCGGTAAGTGACCCCGCAGCCACAGTAATTTGAAATGTTCCCGTATAAGCGATTGTGGGACTAGCTCTCATTTTTCCTAGCAGAGGAATGGAGATTTGGGCAACGGTGGTAGAGTCGCACTTTCCAGCACCTAATGGGGTATAAGCTATCCCGCCAAACTGTTGGTAATATCTCATACACGCTCTTAATTCTTCTTCATAACTCTTCGGCATAAAGGGTAGAGCCGCATCACCCGCACAGAGTTGGACTTGGGCAATGTCAATGTTGCCTGAACCGACATAGGTTTCAGCATTTGTATCTCCAAAAAAAGTGTCCCAAGTTGTAGTTCCCCATATATAACCAAGCATAATTTCTAACATATCATCATTAGCTGTTCCAAATGTTTTACTTACCAAAGTATTAGTCGTAAAAGTATGAGTATATTTTGTCCAAGTAGAAGTAAGTGTCCAGTTTGTACCATTTATATATTCTGGTGATGTTGGTGAGCCACCGCTTCCATAATTTTGTCTTAAAAATAAGCCTAATTTTTTATTAGCGATACTAGAACGAGCATAAAAAGAAACTGTTACTTTTTTACCATTACCACATAAATTTCTAACACCATTTTCTATTGGTTGTCTATAAAGATGGTAAGAAGTATTCCCAAGTGATGTCCCAGCACCATTAGTTGTCAAACGAGAATAATAATAGGAATTTGATAAATCACCAGCTGTTAAAGCCTCTCTAGTTCTACTTAATGTTGGTAATGTACCACCATTATCATCAATCCAATCTGCCCAATGGTCTGCTCCCCAAACTTGTGCTGCGTCTGCTGGTGTAAAACTAACCCCTCTCTGCCACACATCAAAGTTTCCATTGATGATAGCCTGCCTTGCCATTGAGTTATTGAAAACATAGTCGTTGGCTTGTTGTTGGTTTATTTTTGTTGTTGCCATAGGTTTATTTTATAATTTATTTATTAAACATTACTAACCGATGCTACTTTTTTAACTGTATTTGACGAATACGCACTTGTTGGTGAAGTAAAATTACCGGTCCATCTAGCGATACCCTTTAGCACTCTAAATTCATCAATCCATCCATTAAAATAACCCAAACCTCCATAAATACCTTTTGAGCAATATCCTACTTGAAACACAGCCCCATAAGCTGGCATAGAATCACTATCTGTTGTTGAAGCCACCGAAGTTCCATCCACATACATTTTCCATGAATTTCCATACCTAACAATGGCAATGTGATACCATGTATTAGTAGTAATTCCACTTGTCATGTCCCAGTCTAGGGCAACTAATGCAGCTGGAGTAGCGCCTGTACTTTGCATTTGAAAAGTTAAATATCTAATAGTATTAGCACCTGACCAAATCCAAGACTGAAGTACCCATCCACCTTGCCAATCAGTTGTGTTGTAAGATTGACCAAACAAAACTTGAACTACTGTAGCACCTCCCGTTGCTGGTAAAGAATTCCATCTTACTTGAAAATCAAGTGTAAAATTACCACTACCCATCGCAAAATCATCATGGTCTGGTGTATCTATCCAATCACTATTTCCATCAAAAAGCCCTGAGGCTGTTCCAAATTTTTTCTGTGCCGTATCTAATTGTGCCGTCCCCCTAGCTGTCCAAGTTTTACCACTACCATCAGTAAATGTTGTTGAAGCATCAGTACCATCAAAGTGTAAAAGAGATGATGGTGTTGGCTCTAGTAAATTACCAGAAACCTTCTTAACACTATTTCGTAAAACTCCACCAATTTTTTTAACTGATATAGCCATTAAACAACCTCCACTTGAACCAGTTGAGGATTAAAAAACATTCTATCAGCATGAGTAGCAACCCCCATAATTTGTACTACATCATCAGTTGCTGTTGGTGCAGTTTGAGATAAAGTATTTCCACTTGTTCCGGTTACTGTACCGTAAATTACACCACCAACTGTCCATGCCCAACTATCATCCCTAGCTATTCCGTATAATAAATAATTTCCTGTAGCATCAGCACTTATTGTAGCATCAGCACACATTACCACCGCAGACATTGTTGCAATAGCATCAGCATCAATTAATTGAGCTTCACCACTAGAATTTATATAACACACATCACCAAAAGCCTGATTTTCATTAGCAACTAAACTTATAGTAGTTCCTGAAACCAAATGATCCGAACTTGGTGCGGCAGTTAATTTATATGTTTTATTACTTAAAGTTTCTGTTCTGGTTGCTAAATCTACATACTTTAATCCGGTAGCTTCTGCTGAATCTGCAACTACTGCGTAACCATTAGTACCTACCGCCAATCTTTGCGGATTAGTGTCATAGGTATAGATATCACCTTTAGTAGATAAAACATTGACACCAGTAGTACCAATCTCATAATCAACTAATATCTTATCTCCAGTTAAAGGGGCAGTAACAAAAGTAATTGTTGTGCCAGTAAATGTGTAATCATCTGTTATCTTTTGTCTAATACCATTCAGATAAACTCTCAAAGTATCAGTTACCGGAGTATCAGCAATCGTAAAATCAGCATTACTACTATCTACATCACCTGTTGGTACTTCACCCCTAACTAAAGTAACACTACCCGAACTTCCCCATTTAATACCAGAAGTTGCCGTTGAATCAGCTAAAAGAACTTGGTCGTTAGTACCTACTGCTAATCGGGAATAAGTACCAGCCGCACTTTGAGATAAAATATCACCTTTGGTTGTTAAGACATCAAGTTGATCCCATACTCCATCAGTCGGTGCTAGATAAAATTCATCACCAATAACAACAGTTCTCGCACTTGAGCCTTCCTGTTCTCTGGTAACAGTAAAAGTATCACCGGCTGGATCATGGGTAGTCACTAGGACCACTTCAGAATTAGAAGGTGTTGCCGGTAAACTTGCTTCCTTAACCACGCAAACATAAGTACCACCACTCGTATTTGGGAATCTAGCACCTTCACCACTATTTAAAATTATAGAAGTTCCAGAAGCAGCGGGATCAGGTGGAGTTAAGACTGTTCCATAAGCAAAATTCTTTCTTTGATACACCTAACCCCCTTTATGAAGTAGTAACTTGAACGTTATGAGTTATTTGAAGTGAATCGCCTGAAACGACATTGACTGCCGAAAATACCTGTCTTGCCAATAAAACTCCACCAGAAGTATTATTATTCAATATTCCTTCTTCAGTAACTGCTCTTGATCCGGTAAAAGTAAAAGTTTTAATCCATCTTTCAGTATCACCAGTAGTTGTTGTAGTCTGATTTGAAACAGTAGCCGCCCCTCTTTCACCACCATCTGCCACTATTTCACTTTCCAAGGTGGTATCTCCGGCAGCTGCCGCAGTTGTACCAATACCAAGGGCAACAGCCGTCATAGGTGCAGTTGTTGTGCCACCTAATTGATCAGCGACTGCTTTCTTACCTACTGTAGTAACCAAATTGTGTTTAACTGCTTTAGTTGTCCAATGTCCGGTAACAAAAGGGATTTTAAGATCCAAATGTAGGACCTTATTAATCAGCTTCCATAGCCAATTATCCGCAAATTGTGGTTTAGCAGCCCAGTTTAATAAATCCTCTTTTTGTTTTTCAGTTAAGAATCCAGCCTGTAGATAGGCTTTAACCTGCTCTAATTTAGCAGTATCAAATAATCTTCTCTCTACAATACCTTTAACACCGGATTTATTCATTATTCCGTATTTCATTTTATAGCCTCCAACTCATCTTCTTTGTAGAAAGAGACACCATTGATCACTTCCTTATTCTGCACATCTACTTCTTTAGATGAAACTTTATAATTTACTCCTTGTGCATCAATCATTATTCCAAGGACCTCATGCTCTTCATTCAAGCCTTTGGCTCTTACTTTATCTCCAATTTTATATTTCATATTTAATTATACCTTTTTAACGAATAAAATTTAATACTGTGAACCGTCATTGTACGGTACAGCTCCGATAACTTGCCTATCTCTACTTTGTGGTTTAAGAGAATTAATGGCAGTTATCTTGTCAATCTTATAGCTCAACTCCTTTTCAGTAAGAGGAATTGGTTTTTCCCGGCTACTCTTCCAATCAATAATTACTCCTCTAGCCCAGATCTCATGTAACTCTCTAGGAATGCCATGGGTAGTAGTAGAGGGATCTTGGCTCATATCATCAGTTGCTGATAGATCTCCAATGGCTGAAGGCCATGTATTTACCCAAACTCTTAATCCGTCTGCAACAGAAGTGATAGTTCCGGAATAAAGATAAATAGATTTCCGACTTAAATCATAAAAGGCACAATCCTCTTCATTGCTAAAGTTTTCAGTTATTTCTGATTCGGTTAAGATACTGTTTTTAAGACTAACAATATCTAATTCTTTTAGTTTGATATAGTTTGTACCATCCAGTTTAGCTTCAATCCTTTTAATGCTAGCTAACATGTCTTGTGGTAGGGGATATTCTCGTTGATTCGCTACTAAAGACGTATATTGTGGGATTAAGAGTATATCTTCATCAGCATCCAGAATATCTTTAGCTATCTCGTCTTGGCGAATCTTCATCAAGGCTAGAATATTAGCATCAGTAAAAGTCGTTGAATTGGTCCTTGTCATGAACCTCACATGGGTAGCGAACTCACTAGGTGTCATAATTAATTATACATTTTTTTATTAAGCTGCTACCAACCTTCCATCACTAGATAAAGGATAGTAGGCAACATAAAAAGTCATTGCACCAGTTGTCGGTGTATCTGTTGTAGCATAACGATATTCTATTTGAGTAACTGCGGCTGTCTTTTTAGTGACAACTACCGGAGTAAAGACATTGGTTTGAAGTGTAGTAGGTTCTGCTATCGCACCAGCCGCATTATCAATTAAAACAGCCGCAGCTGCTACTAAACCTGTCTTAGCTACAATACAACCAGCCTTCTTAGCTGATAAAGCTACACCACCAACAGCAGTTAAATAAACCTGTGCAGTTTGATCATTAATTCTAAAAGAAGCAGCTGTATGATTAACTCCAATATTAGTCGTAACTTCACCCCATATTCTAGTTATCATAACTGAACCGGTTAAAGTAAAAATTGGTACAACAACGGTAGCATTACTGCCTACAAAAGTATGATGTTTACTTACTTTAAATGGTGAATCACCATAAATAGGATTTCCGTTTGAATCTATATCTACTAAACCATCTAGTGTTGCCATATATTTTTATTTATTTAATAATTAATTCTTACCTTACTCCCCTACCGAAGTAGGGAAGTATCAAAGCACTAATTAGGCAGCTTGAGTAGCCAAACCAGCAGTTGCACCAGTAGCAGCACCAATTACCATGACACCAACAGATGTTGATAATTTAGTACAGTTAGAGAAAGCTGGATTAATAACCACAATACTTCCAGCAGTCAAATTTGCACCAGTAGCAATAGCTTGAGCAGGTAGAGCTGTAGCATTCTTAGGATTGTAGAAGAAACAGTTTTTGAATAGGATCATTCTCGGAATGTCAGCATCAGCAGCAGCATAGACTAATCTATCGGCTACATTTCCAGCTTTTTTCAAGAATAAACAATCATCAAAAATACAATCTAAAGCTGTTTTACCAGTACCACCAATTTCTTTGGTGAAAAGGACACATGCTCTTATAATCGCACCAACACTTTCAGCAGCATCGCTACCAAAAGTACATCTGATGTATTGAGCAGAATCTGCATTACAAACTAATTCAGCAGAACCAGTTGTTTCCAAATCAGTTGATTTGTAGAACTCACAATTCTCCCAAATAGCATACTCACCAGCATCAATAACAGAATAAAGAGATTCAGCTTTAGTATTAGAAGAATCAAACTTTATATTTCTAAAAGTATTACCAACACCGGTATTCTTCAAAACCGCTAAATCTGTAGCAGCAGTTGTAACACCCAATGTAACTCTAGCCCTAGCACCTAAACCCATAGCACCACCACGCAAACCCATACCTACAAAATGCACTCTATTTTTAGCAATAGTAAGCATTGAGGTTTGAGCATGAGCAGCATTGGCACTTAACATAATCACATCATGTCTATTAGAAACAGCAGCCGCATAAGCAGCAGCAATAGTACTATGAACCGCATAAGTACCATCATTATATTGTTTTTGATACTTATCAACAAACTCTAAATATCCACCATCAGAAGAGGGGATAACATAATAGATATTACCTGTCGTAACAGGAATACTATTAGCACTAGACGATAATTCGTTCAATGCTTTTTCTAATTCTAAATCGCCTTGTGAAGCGAGACTATATTTTGACATAGTTTTTGTCCTTTTTGGCTCACTCTGGCTACCACTAACCAGGGATCACCTAAATATTAATATAACCAAAAAAGCATCCACTTGTGGATGCCTTCAGTATTTCTGATTGGTTATCTAATTAATTATATACTAATTGAATCTTTATCACCACCAGAATCATATTTTCTATGACAAGCTAAACAAAGCATAATAAAATTTTCTCTTCTTCTTTTCATTTCCTTACCCTTAATTAAAGCCCATTCAAACCAACATGGTTTAATTAGTGTTTTTTTAGCACCTTTTCTTGGATAAACACAATCTTTATTCTCACATTTATTAGGTTTACCAAAAGTGGTTTTTAACCAGACATGAATACCAGTATAACCAATATTGTCATCTCTCCAATTAGAACCCTTACATCCTTTTTGTGCTTCACTACGTTTTTTTATAGTTTCTTTTGATTGTTTAAAACCTAAACTATATTTATTACCAATCATTATTTTACTAACAGCTTTTATCCTACATTCAATAGAGCAAAATTTGGTTCTATTTAACCAATCTTTCATTGACCTATTCGGTTTTTTAATTATCTCTTTACCACAAAATAGACAGGGCTTAGTCATTTTCATAACTAATTCTACCCTGTCTATTATCCAAATGCAATCCTTATATTACTCAGCCAAGTGCGAGCCAATGAACCTGCTCACTATCTTTGTTGATATCTGTATCAAGTCCGATAGTAAAACCACGATCACTAACCGTAATACCAAGAGAGGTAATAGGTGCGGCAGTACCAGCTGCAATTCTTTTATGAGCATGAGCTGCTGTCATACCTTCAAACCATTCTTCCTGATCACCAGATGTTAAGTTTACAACTTTCACATATCTGGGTTTGAAACCAAGGTCACTATAAGTATAAGCAGCTTCTGTACCAGTATCTATGTACATACCAGTTGCCATCCTTGTGACATTTAAGGGAGTTTTTGTACTTGCTGTAATAGCCATAATTTTATTCCTTTTTTAATATTTTAATAATTAAGCTGTAACACCATGATGAATAACGACCAAATTACCTTGATCTAGTATCTTAGCTATATAAGCAGCTTTCCAACCAGAGGTAGATCTTTGATTCAATGGATCGGCTGTACCAGCAGAACCTAGAGGTTTGACAATGTTTTGCAAAGCCGCACCGGAGATTCTGGATTGAGCAACAGCGTTTTGACCAAGGATGATAGTGTAATGGACAGGACCACTATCGGCATTAGCTGTAGCTAACTGATAAGCATTGGTACTCATAATGAAACGGACATTTCCCAAAGCTCCAATCTCATCTGGCATAACACCAGCTTTTGAAGGGTACTTTTCAACAGGAATCCATCCAGTCGCATCATCAAGGTCATAAGCGGTATCTTCAGAGACGATACCCACAAATGATTTTCCGATTGGAACTGTGTTGTATCCAGTAGAAGGATCAATCATAGAAGTAATGGGTTTAGCATTATTTCCACGAAGAGTACGAACAGCTTGTTTAATTTCATCACGATTCAATTTCATTGCTGCTGTCAAAGTAGCATCACTAACAGCGGTTGAAGCATATTGAATTGTTGTGCCTGCAGCCATAACATCTCTACAAAGTTGATCAAGAGAATCACCAGCTTGCTCACCTAAAATTTCAGCTGTTTCGGTAAGAATGGGATCGTATGTTTCCAAAACGACCTTATCTGTCAGAGTAATATAATCACCGTAATAAAGAACTGTAGCAGTTACATCTGTAACACTAAGTTGTGTACCAGCGGGTGTAACACCTTCAGTCAAAGCTGTTGTTTGAGCTGTAAGCGAACCATACTTTCTGAATTTAATAACATTAGTACCAGAGTTGGCTGGTATATCTCTCACTTGAGCAAAGCGGTTATGCACGAATGCAGGAACTGCCCTTTCAAGNAAAGCACGACTATAGAAATTATTTACTTCTANAGGAATTTCGGTCCTAGTTGTATTTGCCATATTTGTTTTTAACAATAATAATAACTAAAGCAACAAAAAAGCCCGCCCATCATAGGCGAGCTTTCGGTTTTTCCGATATTGCTTTCTACTTAAATTATAGACTAATTTAAGCCAAGCAACAAGGGTATTACATAATATCTCTCATTGGTTTACCGGTCTTATCATCAATTCTATCCATTGATATATTGCTACCAGCGGCAGCAGTTAGTTTGTATGATTCGGATAAAACTTGAGCTATTTGCTCTGGAATATCTACAAACACACCTTTGGGAATAAAATATTTATAACCATTAAGCTGGACCGTTTCAACAGATCCGGAAACAACATATTGATATTTCTCTCCATTCTTACCGGTACGCCATTCAACAACACCTTGTTTTTCACTTCCTTCAAGGGGTAGTAGGAATCTAACTTTTGGTTGCTCTTCCAACCTTTTCTTCATAATCATAGCTTTAGATAGCCATTGTTGTTCAAAGGCTTTCTTTTCAGNTGGTGATTCTACCTCTTCAAGTGTTTTAACTTTCTCTACTGCCTTTTTAGCATCCAAGGTATTAATAACAGCTAGTACTTGAGCTTTAGTGTTAAAGCTTTTAACTTCCTCTTCAGGCATACCTAGCTTTACTAACTCTTTCTGTAATTCTTTAAGTGTTCTTTCTTCCATTTTATTTATATTTAATTATTAAATTAATTTCCTAGTCTACCAAGAACTTGTGATTTCTTAGCTTCAAAATCATCTTTTGGAGCTGATAGCCAATCATTAGCTTGTCCGGCTGGTTTTCTAACTGAACTTCCCGGATTCTTTGTTTCTTCTACTATTCTAGCAGCGGCTCTCTCTTTAGCTGCTCCCCTCTTTTCAGCATCTTTAGCTGATACCATATTAGCTAAGTTAGATACCGGTACTCTTGAATAATCAGGATGAGACTTATAAATCTCTACAGCGTGACGATATTTAGCCATTTCCGGATTAGCATTAAAAAAGGTATCAAACTCTAGTCTTTTCTTAACCTCTTCAATCGGACCACCGTACTTCTTCTCTACAATCTTTTCAATTCTGGCTCTGTCCTCTGGATCTGTATCTTCATCCTCTTCTTCTACCGGTGCTGTTGGTTTATATTCCAACACTTCCTTATCTATCAGGCTTGTTTCATCAAAGCTCTCTTCCTTCTCCTCTCCCTCAATCTTTTCTTCTTTATCCTCCCCACCCTTGTCATTTGATTCTTCTACCTCTTCTTCTTTTTTAACTTCTTCTTGAACCTCTTCATTTTTTATTTCTTCTGGCATAGTTTTATATTCGGTTTTTCCGATAATAAGTAATAAGTAATTATACTATTTTTTGTTTTTTTCTTCCAACTCTATTGTGGTATAGGGATCATCCTCATTATAGGTTGATGGCTCTACTGGCTCTAGCTTCTCAATCCAGAATGTCGGAGTATTAATAATATCTTTGTAAGCCTTCAGCTTGTCTCTTAATCTGTCTATTTGCTCTTTAGTTTCCTCATCACCCATTCCATCTATAATCTGATTCCGGATAATATCAATGTTAGCATTGACGATAGCTTCCACCAATAACCATCCCGGATGTTTTAATAAGCTCTTAAAGTTTAGTAAAGATTGCTCTCTATTTTTAAGACTTTCAAAATCTAAATTAATCATCTGATATTACTAGTTTGACTTGGACTAATAGATGGTATTTGACTTGGTACACCTTCAGGCATTACCTGATTAATATCCTGATTCATATCTGTCTCATTAGTCTCTGCTGGAAAAAACTCTGGATTAGTCTTTTTAATACTTAATGCTTCCTTATGAGTTTTAATATGAGCTTTAGAGGCATTAGTTTCTTTAGCCATAGCATGAATCTCTAAGTGGACCATATGATCATCTTCTGGTAAGACTGGCACTAACTTATCCTCATTCAATAAAATATTCTGATCTTCAGCAATTCTCTCATCTATTGTTGGCGGGAACATTCTATCAATCTCATCTTTCTTCTTACCATTCATTCTGGCCCATTCTTTCCAGATATAACGCCTATTAGCTGTTGGCTCTTGTAGGGCTGATGTATAGAAAGGTGTAAGTATTGCCCTATCTTCCATATCTTTAGCTCTACTTACCACTTGTGATTCAATATAAATATCCGGATCTAGTCGGCAAATAATATCCTTTTTAGATAATGGTCGCCATTTAGCACCAAATGCACCCACTACTCTTAATACTTTCTCGTCTATATCATCAGCAAAGTTATCTTTATACATGTTGTACCAGAATTGCCAAAACCTCTTCTCGGACCAACCAAAGACTTTAGCTCCAAGTGAGTATCTAGTATCTGAAGCAGCCGCTACTAAATTAGTTTCACCCAATGGCCTATCCTGTTGTGATTGCATTCCCATTTTAATATCAGGGGTAGCGGTTGCTTTCTGGGCTGAAGCATCAAGTGATAGATAGATAAATTCTAGTAACTGCATGTTTGGCCGATTCTTAATCAAAGGTGTTACTGCATTAGCGACTGATTCACCAGCAGTCGCATCTATTCCAATAAACTTATTGTAGTCAAAATCCAGATCTGCCTTATTCTTAACCTTGTTAGTATCATAAACATACATCGGGTATAGGTCCGCTTTCATGGCTTTTAATCCTAGATTCTGGGCAATAGCTCTGGCTCTTTGCTTATCTTCTGTAAGATCCGGAATTGATGTACCATCCCAATCATGAGACGAAGGATAAAGAGGTCTATCTAAAATTGGCCAATAGTCTCTCTTTAACACCTTAACTCCGATAATCTTACTTCGGTCATTAGCTAACCACACTTTAACTTTCTTTATCTTGCCATTAACTTCAGCATGAGTAAACCATTGTGTAATTGTATATTGAGCATTTACCCCTAACAGAGCTTCTTTTTCTTTATTTACATTCTGATTGTTCTGGGCATCATCTCTAGCTGTTACCGCATCTTCTAGTAAAGAATAGGTACTAGAACCATATTTAATATCTTCAAACTTAATTCCCTTATCAATCCAAGGATGTTCCATCATCTCCCCTTTAGTCATTTTAATCTCACTACCACCGAATCTCATAGCTCCTTTACCACCCCTATCTCCATTAACCGAAGTAGCCGCTGGATCACGAAGCCATGTAATAAAATCAATGTTTTCTGGTAATGGATAAAAGATATTGTTATCCGGATCTCTCTCAAACTCTTCCATCAACACTAGCCCTCTTCCAGCAAAACATGTGGACCAAATCCAGTTATAATCCAAAACATCCTTTTCCATATCGTCATAGTCAGCTAAAGCCATAGCATTTAAGTTATCTGCTGTCTCTTCATCCCCATCCTCTCTACCTCTAAAATCTACCATTAATTTATCGTTATAAAGTGAAGCTAAAACTGTTTGGAATATAGTAAACATGGTGGTATCACCTACTGCATCCTTATCTCTCTTCTGGTTGTTAAACAGTTTAAGTCTTACCTGTAACTCATCTTTCTTTGGTTTCTGGTGTTTCCAAGCTACATCATATTCACTCTGGACTTGTTGTTGTAATGCTTGTCTATCAACACCATCTTCTTTCTTGCCCTCTTTCGGTTTCTCCATTGATTTATCTTTTGATTCTAAAACTTTATCGTTGTTAAGTTCTTCTTTTGTTTTAGCCATATTATGCTTCTCCCTTTTTGATATTTAATTTTGCTTCCTCAAATTTATCTATCATATCCTGCTCTTTGTCTGATAGCTCTACTCCTAAAATATTATCAACTGTAGCTGCTGCACCGGCATAACACATCTTAATCACTTCATCTTTCTCTGCTTTACTTAATTTCTTCTGCCCTTTAACCGGGGAAATAACTAGATATGAAGAGAATAGTTGACCATCACTAATAACATCCCAAATAAAAACATCTTCGTTGATCAATCTAACATAAAT